AACAACTCTTAAATCTATTAAATTTAAGTTTTGTAACATCAGGAATGTTTCCATTTCTGGGTCGTCTTCTGCCGCCAAGTATGTGTGGTCAAACGTGTCTGCTAACCACTGCTTTAGTGGCTTTAGACCACCGAAGTCCACTACCCAGTTACGTTCATCTAGTTCAGTTCCACCAAAAGTGAACTCAAACTGTAGTGCATAACCATGTATTAAATTACAGTGACTATCTGCTCGCCACTGTCTAAACGCACAACTGTGACCAGTTGCATGCGTGTATGTTTTTCCTGAATAAAAACGTTTCTTCATTACAATGTCTCAATTTTAGATGTTTGTTGCGTATACCCTTTGCTAATTTCAGCATTTGTTTTTGCAATACTGATGATATGTTCCATTCTAATATTCACTGTGGAATCAGGATTGACTGTCATCATGTAAGGCATGAGTCCGAAGCCTTCAGCACTTCTACCAACAATCAAAGGTTGATCTAGATCCACTGACCCAGCCGTATCTCGATTGTCCTTTTTTAATCTTGCAACCAATTCTTCACCAGTTGAAAGTCTGCAACTCACAACCTCGCCTTCTTTAATAACTTCAATTAACATAAAATATTCCTTTAAAAACTAATTATACTGATTATATATGAAAAGTCAAGAACTTTTCTATATTTTATTGGATGTGTATCCAAGCAATGACATTATTAGGATGTGAAGGGGATGATGTCTGTAAGGTTAATGCATTGTTTTTTACAAAATCATCTACAGCATGTTGGACTGTGTCGATAGCATAATCATCTATCACAATAACACCACTATTCATTTTTTTATATACCCAATTTAAGTCAGCAGATGCACCCGAGTAGGTGTGGTCTCCGTCTATGTATGCATAATCGATATTCGGAATGATATCATCATGTAAAGGTGATTTATCCTTTATGATTGTGACATTTTTAAAAACTGAGAATTTCTTTTTAACTTTATCGTAATCGTACTGCGATGGCGTACTAATAGTGTCAAATGCAAAAGGATCATTATCTAACACAGTGATCTGAGTATTAATATCGCCCTCAAATGGATCTATAGCATAAACATGTTTTGGGTTGCTGTGCTCCAAAAGATGCATCAAACTTTTACCACAATATATGCCTATTTCCAAACATACTGAATCAGTAGACACATGGTTTTCGATCAGAGATCTCACTGCTTCTGCTTTTTCAGGATGTAAAAAACCAATTACAGATTTCCAATTCATGCAATCATTATACGCATAAATTATGAATTGTCAAGATTTTTTCTTTTCCATTAACTTGACTGCGTTGTCGTATGCCTTCTTGTCTATGGTGCCTTCACGCAGAAGTTTTTCTCTGTTAACTAAATGTTTGGATTGGATCTCTTCTTTACTGCCACCAAAGTAAGCAACAGCATGTCCTTCTTCTACTAGCACATCAGTTACCATTCTCCAAGCATCGTGCTTGTGATCGTAACATTCAAAGTCGCCTAGAATACGACCAAACTTGCCTTTCATGTCTTCGCCGTCTTTGTTCACTTGCGTTTTTAAGATAGGACCACTTTTACCAGCAATCAAAGACTTCAATCGATCCTTTGCGGCTGTACCGAAAAGTTTTTCTACTTTGTCACTTGTGCGTGATTCTGGGGTGTCAATTCCCATAATACGGACTCGCTCATCTTTGAGCCAAACGCCAAACCCTAAATCGATGTCTACATCTACGGTGTCGCCATCAACTATTTTAATCACTTTACATCTATATTCGTACATACAAACTCCTACTGTGTGTATAAAACAGTATTTATCACACGAAGAAGTTTTTATTTGTTTGAATAAAATGAATGATTACTTATTTTAGTTACCAGTACCATTGCGTGTTTCCAATTAGGATCAGCAATGTGATGATTAAAATAATGAGTGGAACCGTGTGTAATATCAGGAGAGCGTTTAGATATTACATCGTGAGCTACGTCCAATGCCAACTCCCAACTTGGGTCATCTTTATTGATAACATCACTTCTACCATCGCAATACCAAGTAAATTGACATTTCCATTTAACAGGAACGAGGCGGCCTTTCTCTTCCAGCCACCATTTAGAATACACCGCTTGATAAACTACATCGCAGGTGTTATCAGGATAAGAAGAACTATTTACTCTGTTTTGTGTGACATGTGCAACTGCATACATGCCTTCTATTGGCTCGCCACGAGCTTCATGATATATGTTTGTGGCTAAACATTCCAGTTGATCAGCATCTACATTGAAAATTACAACAGGATCTCGATACTGAGCTGTTATACTGATCGGTTCGATATCTAATGCCTGGTCTCTGTTATGGAATAAGCCGTATACATCTACTTGACTTACAAACATAAACAGCGCAAAAAATACGAAAATATTAAACGAAGTACGTTTCATATCTCACCTCACTTTCTTACAGTAAATATATTATACTAAAAGTGTGTGATGCTGTCAAGTGTTTTTTTATTTATTTAATTTCTTTAAACGGTATTCGACTAACTTTTTCCCATGCTTCAGCAGAAGTGTATTTTACTTCTTCATATCCAGGCATAGGATCCTTGACTTTTCGTATATTGGGCCAAACTTTGCTCATCTCTGTGTTAAATTCTAACCAATGATGGTCTTCTGGTTTTAGTTTTCTATCACTTACAATAGCATTAACTGGACATTCTGGCTCACAGATTGCACAATCGATGCATACGTCAGGATCAATAACCAGTGTGTTTTCACCCTCATAGAAACAATCCACAGGGCATACTTTAACGCATGTAGTGTGCTTGCAATCTACACACTCTCCTTTAACAACATATGTCATTTATTGTATCTCCAATGCTTTATTTAAGCAAAAAATGCTGTTTCTGCCTATTTTTTTCGTTTTGTATTAAATAAAAGTAACTGATTGGTCGTAGAACCAGTTGACAAAGAAAAAACTCACCGCTCATTAAGATGTGATAGATAGTAGAGGAACTCGGAGTTCCCCAATCAGCCAACACAGACTCCGGAGTCGTTGTGTTTTTATTGCCCACTGGAAATGGCTTGTGACCATAGTTGCTCGCTGGCTAAGTTCTTAGCCTTTGCTTCACATTGTATATCGAAATCTTTCCAGAAGCTCAACGCCCAAGCATTAACATCTTTGTTTGGATAGTAATCAGAGTGGGCTCTTAGTTTTTGTTTCTTATGACCTTGTTCAAGAAGTCCCACGATATCATGCATACCAGTGTGGGTATCATTACCACTAGGTAGATGCTCATCGCGACTGTAGCTATAATGCATAGCAGGACGAACTCCACGCCAACTGTCGATAACCGCTTTAACTCTGTCATCCTCGGGTTGTATGTATTCTTCATCTCTTATCCAGTGGTGGTGTATGTCTAGCACCAGTGCCACATGCTCCTTTAATTTGAGAGACTCGTCTAAACCCCAACACATCTCATCATTTTCTATAGTAATTGTATTTCGGGCCTCAGGACTCAACCTAGGCAAAACCTTAATAATTCCTTCTGCACCTTGCCTGCCAGATATATGTACATTTATCTTCATATCTTGGAATTGCTTTCCGTAGCCCATCCAACGGGCCATATTTACATGATATTCAAATTCATCAATGCTTCTATCAACAACATCAGGCTTGTCGCTTGCCAATACACAAAACTGCCCAGGATGGAAAGAAATACGAACATCAAGATCACGAGCCAATTGGCCCACCTTGGCGAATCCTTCCTCCAGTAACCTGATATTATCAGGATCGTCCCACATGTAGCGGTAATTTGGCTCAGTAGCCATAGGTATTTGATTACTTCCAAGACGTACCATTCTCCTGTTTTCTGGCAACGAACCCACATATTCTATGAGGTTATAAGCACTTTGCATATTATGCTGTACTAATTCTAGCATTCGATGTTCCGCAACAGATCGTTCTTGTCGCTTACACCATGCCACAGTGGTAACTTTCTCAGTGAAATTCTGTTGTATCTCTTTGAGAATCTTAGGCTTCTGTGACTGATCTGGGTCCATGTACTTGCAACAAAAACCGATGCGTTGTAAAGAATTGTCAAACATAAAAATGCCTTTGTAATAATAAACTAGTATTATACACGATACACAGACAATGTCAATAAATAGATGCATGGATTTCGATTATTTAATTTGTTGCGGAGACAGTTTCACAGAAGGGTGCCAAGATTTATTAGACATTTCGATGAGTGAAACATGGCCTGGATTGCTGGGATCGAAACTAGGTATACCTGTAGCGAATCTTGCAAGTGGGGGTAGCAGTAATTATGATATTGCACTACAGCCTGTGCAAAAAATGCACCAGTTTACGACAGAAAACCCACCAAAGAAACCATTGTTTATTTTTGCTTTTACCATAGATCACAGAATACCGTACTATGATGTATTGTCAGGTAGTGTTCAGAGTTTTTATACTGTGTTACCGGAGCACATAGATTCATTAAATAATGATTTGAGCACTAGAAAAATAATCAGCTCAACAGGCGCTCTCAGTGTTACGCAACGTACAGGCTTGGTAGGAACATTAGACAAGACCGATCCAGCACAGGACCATTGTTTGTTGCAAACAAATAATGCAATTAAAGTCGCTAACAACTATGCTAATTTGTATAAAGATGCCACAGTTGTTTGGGGATTTATACATTCATATTCTCCAGACGATGATGTGAGAACTCGCATAGACTCAGATATAAATGCTTATTCAGTAAATTTTCCTTATTGGCAAAATTGTTTTAACATATACAACGACAATAAACCATTACAAAATATTACCAAATCTAAAGAATTATGGATATCAAAAAATGATTGCCACCCGAACAAGAAGGGCCTTGAGCACTACAGTAACTGGTTTTATAAATTCATAAATACGAAATTCGCATAAATACAACTGTAGATATTCTACGTTTTATAATCGATTATAAATGGAGTAACCAATAATGGCGGACATAAACAACTTTGCTCTCAAGGGTCTTGCAAGCCTTGTGCAGTTCGGCAAACGTGGTCTAAAAATCATCACCGATACAGATTCCGACTTTTTCAGTTTTACTGACAATGACGGTACTACGTTGGTGGAAGTACGTGGTGCAAATGCAACCGTAGCAAACGCTTTTATCACAAAAGGTCAATTTGATGCGGCAACACAAGCTGTAGCTCAGTACGTGAGTACTGAAGTACAATTCAACACTGGCACAACAACACTGTTTGAAATACCTGCTAACGCAATGGTATACGGTGTCACTGTTGATGTAGGCAGCCCTTGGGTAAGTGCAAATGCTTCTACTTCTATCAAGGTAGGCGATGGTTCAGACGACGATAGACTATTCACTGCAGATGATGCTGATATGACACAAACATTTCAGTTTCAGAGCAACTATCAACACATATACTCCTCTTCATCCAACGTAACGTGCACAGTGGATGCAGGGAGTGCAAGTAGTGGTTCAGCTACAGTTACAGTGTTAGTTGTCACAGACAATCTTACAATTAAGGACTACGGATCTATTGCAGATTTAGGTAGTGTTTAAACTTTAGCTTATTAAAAATGCCGGGAAACCCTCGGCATTTTTTTTGGCTTAATTTCGATCAAGTGATAAATACACATATATGTTTAGATTTTTCAACAAAGGAAGTACAATGAATAGAAAAGCAGTATTTGAACAATTAAAGATTGACGAAGGAGTAGTAAATGAAGTTTACCTCGACCACCTCGGATTGCCAACATTCGGAGTTGGACATTTGGTCATCGAAGGGGATCCAGAACATGGTCAGCCAGTTGGAACTCCCGTATCTGAGCAAAGAGTGGCAGAAGTCTTTGAACGTGACCTTGACACCGCAATTAGTGAGTGTGTTGCTCTATACGGAGATCAGTTTAATGCGTGGCCAGGAGAAGTA